TCACCATGACAACATCAACCACCACACAATTACCCAAATGCTGGCAAGACGCACAAGATGTGCTGAACGCTGGCGTCGATCGCCTGATCTTGTTCGGGCCGCCAGGAGTCGGCAAGACTTTCGCTGGACTCAACTACGGCAACGTCTCCGCAGGAGCGTGGCGAGTGAACTGCACCGACGACATGACAACCGCCGATGTGACAGGTCACTGGCTTCCCGCCGGCGACAGCGAATGGATCTGGCGCGACGGAGGAGCTACACAGGCTCTCCGCGGCGGAGGACGACTCGTCCTTGACGAAGTAGACAAGGCTTCAGGCGATGTGCTTGCGACCTTGCTTGCCGTCACCGACACTCCAGAGTCAATCCACCTTGAACATCCTGGACTCAACGGAAACATCAAGCCGACCCACGGCTACAGCGTTGTCTGCACAACAAACTGTGAAGACATGAGAGATCTCCCCGAGGCTCTCGTCGATCGCTTCCCAGTTCGCATCAGAATCAACGAACCACACCCCGACGCATTGGCCACACTTTCGTATGACTTGCGCGACTATGCACGTCGTGCGTCTGATCTCGGCGAACGCCGTATCTCGCTCCGTCAGTTTCAATCCTTTGACACTTTGCGCAAAGGACTCGGCGATCAAGTTCGTGCAGCCAACATCGTGTTCGGCGACAAACTTGCACAAGCAGTACTTGACGCGATCGCCATTGACAAGGTGCTCAAGTGAGCACTCTTGCGATGCCCGACCTACTCGGGCGCAATGACTTTCAGAACGGAGCATGGGATGTCGCAGAGACACTCATGGCTCCAGGACAAGCATGGACATCGATCGCTGATCGCAAGATGCAAGTCCCCGAAGGAGACACACAACTTGAACGGGCCGTGCGTGCGCACGAGATGATGCACGCAAAGGTGTCGCCGGCTGGAAACACACAACTGTGGCTTGATCGTGGGCGTGCATCGCTTCCCGCTCTCAAAGCAGCAGAGGAAGTTCGCGTGAACGAACTGTGCAAGCGTGTCGGCTTCGACATGAAGAAGGTCTACGACGGCACCGAGAAGATCGGTGGCGAGTTCGTGGCCAAGAACGACAGATGGGCGCAAGCCGTCTATGACGTTGCTGCTTGTGCTGGCACAGGACGACTCACCGAGTATCTCAAAGGAGTGCGCAAGCACAACCCTGAATGGGCGAAGACTCTCAAAGTGTTCGCGGATCGCTTAGTGAAGATTATCTCGGGGATACCGAACCAGGAACTCGCTTCCACAAACATTCACCCGAAGTCGGGCCTTGCTCCGTTCGGATACGCATACACCGAAAGTATGGCGATGGTCATTGACTCGGTTGCTAATCCACCGAAGCCAGACGAAGACGATCTTCACGAAGACGAGGCGCAACAAGCCGAGCCACAAGACGCAGACGGCGATGCCGAAGCGAAAGGTCAAGAGAAAGCGAAACCGCCCGTATCTCAAGAAGAAGCGAAGAAGATGAAGATGCCAGACGCAGGATCGTATTGGCACGACCTCATCATTGAACGGATGCCAATGCCACGACTCGCTCCTGGCGGTATCGGCAAGAAGCGTAAGGCGAGCGGCATAGGTCGTACACCCCGACGCATCGGACGGATGCTCACAGACCCCGATAGGAAAGTCTTTGACGTTGTGCGCCGAGGTAACGGAGGCGTTGTACTCATCGACGGATCAGCGTCTATGCAGTTCTCACAAGACGACATCAAGAAGATCACCGAAGCCGCTCCAGGCGCACTCGTGGCCGTCTACTGTGCCGATCGTAGTGACGAAGTGAAACCGAACCTTTATGTCATCGCAGACAAAGGCAAGATGGCGGCAGAACTACCAGTTCGCGCCAACGGTAACGGAGTGGATGCACCTGCAGCCCGATGGGCACTTGCGCAGAAGCAGAAGCGATCGTCACCAGTTGTGTGGATCACCGACGGACTCGTTCACGGGCCGAACCAACGGTACACAGACTCACAAGGAATTGAATGCGCAGAACTTGCGTATCGCAATGGGATCATCGTTCGTCCGAGCGTTGAGAGTGCGATCAAGATGCTCAACGAGCTACAGAAGGGACGCAAACCACAACGCTGGTTCCCTCACGTATGGCAACGATCATGGAGAGATTGCTACGGAAGAACCCTTCCGTCAGTTAGGATCTAACAGTCGTCGTGGTGACGAATGAAAGCCCGGGAGTGCGTGTCCAAACGCCCCCGGGCTTTCGCATTCTCCAGGACTAGTCGTCGCTCTTGCTGCTCGAAAGTATTCGCGCCACCGACCCGACAAGAAACAACACAGGAGGCACGAAGCACAGAACGATTCCCATCGCCGTGTCGTACCCGATTGTCGTTGAGCACAGATCAGCAGAGTGAAGCACTCCGATACCGAGCATCAGTGACCACGCACACCAGGACAAGAACAAACCGAGAGCAGGGATAGGGCCGAAGGCTTTCATCGTCCAGTCCTCCTGGCCCGTTGTTCCGCCGCCCTCATCTCCTCAACGCGCTCGACAGCTCGTTCCTCACGTCGCTTCCTGAGATGGGCCTTGTGCTTGGACTCGTTAGGGACATCAGGCGCGATCTGGTGTATTCGCTGGCGTGACATACCGAATTGTTCAGCTAGCTCGCCGAGAGTCACGCCCTGCCTACGCAGCTTCCGGATCTCTTCGTTGCGATCGACTTCGCCTTTCGGCCCTGGCTGCAGGCGCGCCCACGTCCATCCAGGGATGGAGTCGATCTGTTTCTTGCGTGACTGGTCGAGAAGACCCTTTCGGTAGCGTGACCTCACGTATGCGACGAAGCTGCCGACGTTTACTTCGCGTGAGCCTCGTGAGTCACGGACTCTGATCACAGCTCCGGCGGGGGCCATTGGGGTGCCGTTCTTGTCGGCCCATGCCAGGAGAGCGGAGACGTTGTCGTCCCACCTTGAGTCGAATCTTGCGGCCCTGGGGTTGCGCGCCATTGGTTTCCTTCCGTCTAGTTGTCATAGAGACTACGCCGGCGATGATCCGAACTAGTGAACACCTTGTAACACCCCACGTGTACATTGCCCCTTGTCAAGTGATCCGAACTAATGACTTGACAGTGACACACCCGTGTGGCACTATGGATACATCACCACAACCAAGGAGGTCAGACATGACACATACAATTACTGAACTGAAACTTATGAGTGCAAGAGCTCGACAGAGTGGGCGCGAATGCTCACCAGCAACATTGATCTCACAGATGGGCCGCATGAACTTGTTCGCCATCTCTGGAGGCAAGTGGGCGCAGATCGTAGACGAGGACAATGTCCCAGTCGGATTGATCATGCCGTGCGGAGGCAACCGTGCCGTTGAGGTAGTTCTCAACTTCATGGATCTCTACACCGTCCGTCGTGTTCGTTACATCACCGCTGGAGCCAACAAGGGCGACATCATCGTTGAGAAAGAGATCGGCGACATGATCTATTGCGACGAAGTAGGCGAGTCCGCTTATCAGGCGAGCATCTGGCGATAACCACGTCACACCCTTCCTGTATCTTTACCACTACACCACAACGCCAAGGAGGCACACCATGACAGACACCACCACTAAGACATACCTTTACAAGGGCGAGATCACCAACGGCTGCACCTGCACCGAGTTCGACAAGAACATCGCCGACTGGATCCCACGCGCAGAATGCTACGGATATTGCTGGGACGACCAGGTTGAGGACTTCACCAACTGCCTCGGCGAGTTCATTGACGAAGCACCGTCAAACCGTTTCCGCATTGATGGATTCCCCCTCTGGAATCGCACCGTCGCCGGCGAGTTTCGTGCGAACTCAGCTCGGGACTTTCTTGAGTCAGTCACCGTTCGTGGTGACTGGATGCTCCGTTGGGAAGTGACCCCTCAAGCGTTCACTGCAATCCTCTCGCACCATGACGGATCGGGCCGCATCACTGTCGTCCCTCTCCCTGAAGAAGACGACGAGTAAAGACTTGACACGCGACACACCGACGTGTCACAATGATTACATCACCACAAGCCCCAAGGAGGCACCTATGCAGTACCAACTACTCATCACATTCAACACTGACCGCGAAGTAACCCCAGGCGAACTAGCCGATCTTGAAGGAGCGTGCATCGCTCAGATCGACGAACCAATGACCTGGACAGATGAAGGCGACTTCATCCGGGCCGACTTCACAGTCAGCAACACTGAGACCACATGGGTCACTGTCCGATAACCGCGACACACCCTTCCCGTACTATTCACACCACACCACCACAACGACCTAGGAGGTCAACCATGTCAGATATCAGAACCATCACATTCACCGCTACCAAAGGCGGATCCGGAACCAGCACGATCGCAGCGATCACCGCACTCACCTCAGGAGTCAGAACACTCTTAGTAGATCAGTCGCAGTCGCACGATCTCGTCTATGTCCTCGGACTTGTGCCGAACAAGGCCATCTTGGAACTCACACCTTCCATTGATCTCGTCATCGGAGACGACTACGACACCGACGGCTACGAGCTTGTCGTGATCGACCGTGGACTCAACGCGAAGCCCGTAGACGGGGCCGAGAACCTCATCGTCACTCGCAAGTGCTACCTGTCCCTCCGTGCCGCCAACGCCTCCAGGAATCATTATGACGGAGTCGTAGTCGTGGATGAGGCCGAGCGAGCACTCACCATCAGCGATGTCAAGCACGTCCTCGGAGTTCCCGTTGTTGCAGTCGTCCCATACGACTCTCGTATCTCGCGATCAGTAGACGCAGGGATGCTCACATCTCGTGCCCACGAATACGCCGAGTACTTGAAGGATGTCGTCAAGGCAAGTGTTACCGCATAACCGTGTAACACCCTTCCGGCACCATTGAACTATCACCACGACCAAGGAGGTCACTTATGACAGATACCAAGACAAGACCAGCATTCAGAGCACCCTGGACATACGGGGCCAAAGGCTACGCCCAGGCAGACACGCTCGAAGCTCTCGCCATCGGCATGAAGCGTAAGCGGAACGTTCAGATCGTTCGCCTCAACAACGAGACGCTCGGCCACCTACAGTGCGCGTGCTGCGGCATCGCATTAGCCGATCCGTACCCCGTCAACCCTGGCGACACCAAGACCACCACCGACGAGTGGGGCACCGGCAAGTACTTCCCAAGTACCAAGAAGCTTGTGGTCATGCACTACTACTGTTCGTGGGGCGCACTCATGACCGACATCTTTCAGCTCGGTAGAGCAATGAGGATCGGATGAGCAACTCATACATCATTGACGAGAGAGACCCAGACGTCGGATTCATTGTTGAAGGCGAATGTCACAATTGCAGTGAACCGATCGGACTCTGTTGGATCGGCGGCAACGACAACGGATCAGATGTTGACGAGTTCTTCCCGTACTGGGTACACGGACGGATGTTGTTATGTCCCGCGTGTCATGAGATCGAAGACGCTCCAATACCAGAGCGCGTTGTCCTCCCGCCTGAAGAATGGCAACCAGAGATCGGCGGATGGATACTTGTTCATTCACGGATGGGCGGAACCGTTTACTTCGGCCCGTTCGAGACCTTGATTGAGGTTGACGAATGGATGAGAGACGTTGGCCAGCATCGCGGCGTACGGGGCGTTCTAGTCCCGCTCGTATCGCCGGCGAGCAACCCAGACAATTTATGGCAAGACCCGATCAGGGACTTCCAGGTAATTGCAAAGGATTCACTTGACAACAAGTGATACGCGAGGTTACACTCGTTACACCACACGACACGCCACACGGCGCGTCACCACCAAAGACCCAAGGAGGTCACATTATGAACCATAAGCAAACAGAAGCTCTGCTATTCGTAGCACGAGAAACCCAAATGATCACACTCGCTGAAGCAGCCGAGCACGTGCTACTCGGAGCCGGATTCACAACCGACGAGATTGAAGGCATCTTCAACAAGACGAGCAACCGTGTTGAGATCATCAAGAAAGAGAACAAGGCACGTCGCCGCGACAACTCATGGAGTCGCTGGACGACAGAAGACGACAAGCTCATTGAGAAGCTCTGGGCCAGCGGTAAGACCGTCCCTCAGATCGCAAAGACAATGAAGCGTTCAACCGTTGCCGTCAATGCACGTGTAGCACTACTCCGTGCGACTGGATCAAAGATCGAATACCGTAACCTCGGCGTTCGCGATGCACGTCTTCACGGCTCACCAAAGAACAATAAGTTCAATCTTCCAAAGAAATAATTGACCAGGGGTTGCTGCTCGTCACAAGACGGCGCTAGAACTCAATCCTCATATCCAACGGCGCGCCAAGCTCACGGTAAGAACAACGACATAAGTCGTAATGTTCAGCTCGGCCCTGCCTTAAAGCAGATCTCCGCCTTCCCTCAATGGGGGGAGGGGGGGTTCTAAGTCTCTAGATTGTTCTTTACTGAATAAATCAATACTAAGACTTAAATCTCTACTGGATAAACATCTCGACGAACCGACGCCTCGTGCGCCGCAACAAGGACACCACTATGACTAAAGATAAAGACACTGATACCGACGGCCCAAAGAGTGCAGACGTCCGCCAGGCATTTGAGCTCTGGTGCAGTCTCCACCGACCGGCTACGGTAGGTACGAAGAGACAACCAAAGCTCGACGACAAACGTGAGTCACTAATCCGACGTGCGATCGCAACCTACGACCTTGAGACGATCGAGGCAGCGATCCGGGGATGTTCGGTAAGCGAGTTTCATCAAGGTAAGAACCCACGGAATCGTAAGTACGACGACATTGAACTAATCCTCAGAGACGCGAAGCATATTGAAGACTTCGCCGCGCTCTGGGACTCGTACGAGGGCAGCGACGATGCACTCGCCGACGGACTTCGCCGCGAGGACACAGCCTGGTGACAAGAGCAGAGCTAGTTCGCATAGTTGACATCGTTCAAGCGGCATGGCCGACGTCAGACACCAACCGTCACGCAGTCGTTCGTACCTGGTGGCGCTACTTACAAGACCTTGAATACGTTGAAGTCCTTAAAGAGATTGATAAACGGGTCGTCCGAGGCGGCTGGCCTCCACGTGTTGGTGAAGTACGGCGCGCAATAGTTCTCGTTGACCAGTTCGCTGGCGCGCAACAAGCCTGGAACGACGTGCTCGAACGGCTACGCGCTGTCGAGACCGGCACGCAATGGAACGACATCAGCGATCAAACAGCTGAAGCGATGCGCGCTTGCGGCTTTGACGGGAGGTCACGCCCAGATGAACGAGCGTTCAAGGCTGCTTACGAAAGTGTTTGCCAGTCGCTTGAAGATTCGCTGCTCGAGATTGCTAACCCTGAACCGTTCGGAGATATTAAATGAGTGACCCAGTAGAAGACTTCCTGGTCAAACTCAACGGTGTGCGTAAGAACGGTGGGCGCGAAGAGTGGTCTGCTAAATGTCCTTGTCGCGCTGATGACAACAACCCTTCATTATCGGTCGGTGTCGGATCCCAGGGGCAGGTTCTCGTAACGTGCCATCGCGGCATTCCTTGTTCGCTTGATGAGATCTGCACGGCGGTCGGTATTGAACCGTCCGATCTGTGGCCTGAAGATAAAGAGTCTGTTCTTGATCGGCCTAAGCCGGCGAAGAAAGAACCACGGCCCATTAAAGAAGCGATCCAGAAGAAGGAACCAGAGAAGTTGGAACTCGACACAACATACGACTACGTCGATGAACACGGTGAGCTTGTCATGCAAGTGCTTCGGTATCGCACTGAGAAAGGTAAGACGTTTCGTCAGCGCGTACCAGACGGCAAGGGCGGATGGTCTTGGTCTACTTCGGATCTGGAGTCACGCCCGCTTTATCGGCTGCCTGAAGTGTTGACTGCTGTTGCGATCGGTGAACCGATCTGGGTCGTTGAAGGCGAGAAAGATGCTGACACTCTCGCCGGCCTTGGATATGCAGCGACGTGCAACCCGATGGGTGCCGATAATGGGTCGGGTAATAAATGGCGCGCTGAACACACAGCCTGGCTCGCCAATGCGAAGGTGCGGATTGTTTCGGACAACGACATCGCCGGCGAGGTTCACTCACGGTACGTAAAGGAACAGCTCGAAGAAGCTGGTGCGCGAGTAAAGCTGGTTCGACCACCTGACGGTTCCAAAGATGTAACCGAGATGATTGAGTCTGGGCTAGATCTGTCTATGTTGACCTCAGACGCCCTCCAGGAGGTCATGGATGACCCAGGAGCTTCGGTAGCCAACGTCATAGCCGATCTCTTGGCTGACACCAGAGAGACGCTTACAACGCGACTCTCCAAAGCACGCCGGCTCCTCGACGGAGCAGAACCCCAGGGGTCACGGGAGCTTCCCGGTCGATACACCACATGGAACGACCTGGTATCCGAGGCCGATGAGGAATACAAGTGGCTCATCCCAGGCGTTCTTGAACAGAACGAACGCGTAATGATCGTCGCTGCTGAAGGTGTCGGTAAGACAATGCTTGCCAGACAGGTCGCAATATGCTGCGCTGCTGGTACACATCCGTTCACGATGGCGCGCATGGATCCAGTACGAACATTGTTTGTTGACCTGGAGAACCCAGAACGAATCATTCGTCGTACGGCGCGCAAGATTGTTGACAACGTCAAGGCTCAATGGCCTGACAGGCCGACAACCGACGCAAACCTTTGGATTAAACCCGACGGCATCAACGTCTTAAACCCTCGAGATCGAGACCGGCTCGAAGCAATCATCGAACAAGCACGTCCCCAGCTGCTGGTGATGGGGCCGATCTACAAGATGTTCGTTGATCCAGGCTCACGGTCCGCTGAATCGGTAACCATTGAGGTCGCTATGTATCTTGACAGGATCAGAGAGACATACGGGACTGCTCTATGGCTTGAGCATCACGCGCCTCTCGGCAACTCACTATCGGGACGCGATTTACGGCCGATGGGATCGGCGGTATGGATGCGCTGGCCTGAGTTCGGCTACGCGCTGTCTCCAGACCCGACAGCTCCAACGCCTGAGTACGAAGTGAAGCAGTGGCGCGGCCCACGTGACTTGCGCGAATGGCCGGCACGCCTTCGACGCGGTCGACTGCTACCATTTGAGGTAGTCAACTAGACACAAGCAGACGGGGAGTCACGGCGTGGCCGAGAAAGACAAAGGACTGACACGTGAGTTCCTCGCTGAACGCGACGCCCGGATCTTCCAGGCACGGCGCGCTGGTGTCACAACGCACGAGATCGCTAAACGGTTCGGCATCTCAGTTGGGGCCGTACACAATGCGGTAACCCGGAACCTTCAGAAGCTCAACCGGGAAGCGCTCATGGCGTACCCGGAAGTGCTTCGCATGGAACTCGAGCGCCTCGACGCGCTCCAGCAATCGCTCTGGCCGCTCACCCAGCATCGCAAGGTCGCTGGCCCGGACGGTGATGAGCATGTTGTCGAGCCAGACATGAAGGCGGTGCAGCAGGTCCTGGCAATCATGGATCGCCGGTCACGCCTGCTCGGCATGGAACAGGTCAATGTGGCCCTCACGGTCGACGGTGCGGGTAGCAATCCACAACGCGCTGTTCTCGCCGGCGCAATCACGGCCTCAGCAGCTGATGCTTTCGACCCAGAGACCGAAGCACGTCTACTCATTGAGCTGATGGGCAAGTCTGGAGTGCTCCCAGCAGGAGCTGTTTCAGAGCTCCTGGGGATTGACGTTGAACAAATCGGACAAGAGAACCCGCCGGCGTTGCCGGTCTACGAGATGGAGATCATCGATGAACAGTAAATATGAGCCAGTCCCAGAAACAGAGCTGGTTGAGAAAGCCATGGAACAGGCCCTCGCCGGCATTGACCTGACAGTCACGCCACCCAAAGTCAAAGACGGTGACGAAGCTGTCGTCCAGGTCATCGTGCGCGTCCCAGCGGCCACACGTGAACGCTGGAAAGAAGCCGCTGAACGCAACCGGGTCTCGATGTCTGAGTTCATACGGGTCGCTACCGATGACGCCACATCAGTAATCCTCGACTGTCATCATCAGTCACGCCGTGTCTACCCCTGGGCGCAGATCTGCAACGACTGCGGTGCGCGCCTCTGATGGCTGACGGCAGGCAAGGACGGCCCGTCAAACGAGCACGGGCCGACACCGACGAAGCGAAGCTCACGGTACGCATGACGGGACGCACGAAGAACCTTCTTGCTGACATGGCTACCTCCTACGGTTTAACGATCGGTGAGTATCTAGAGACGCTGGTGAACAGGGATGCCTCGCGGACCGAAAGGTGAGTCTGTCTTGTATGTCCGTCTCCCCAGGGAGACACGGGACGCTGTAGCACGGGCTGCTACAGATGAGGGGATCAGCATCAATGCCTGGTGTGCGCGCACGTTACACGAAGCCACACACCATGCCACACCACACGATGCGATACAACACACCACACCACACGACACGATGCCACACGATACGCCACGCATCACAGTCGTCGACATCATCCGCAACATCACAGAAGGCCGACCCATCATCGCCCCATGCGGACGAACCTGGCCATGCACCGAAACCAAAGGCACCACCACCATCGCCGGCATGAACTACTGCACCACCTGCAACGTACGCCAACCCTGACACACCCCTGTGCTAGAGCGAGTTGCCTAACAACTCTGACACACCCCTCTGCTAGACGAAGTCATCCTCAATCTCCACAATCGGCAACCCCGACCCAGAACGAGACGGTCCGCGCCCAGCAAGCTCCGCCCACATCTGACTAATAGTCGGACGAGACGGACGGATCCCCCTCCTCCGCTGCTCAGCAGACAACTGGCGCGGAGTCAAACCCGCCCACACCCCGTGCATATCAGCCGCAGGGAACTCCAACGCGTAATTCAAGCATTCCCGTCTGACCGTGCATTCATCACAGATCCGTCTGGCGGCGTTGATGTATTGGGTGTCTTTGTGGTGTGCGGGGAACATTGCTTTGGTGTTGCCTTTGCAGGCTGCCTGGTGTGTCCATGCTTGCTTATCTTGTTCGGTGGTCATCTCTTGTCGTTTCGGGCGTGTCGGGTTGTGTGTCCTTTGGTGTGTCGTGTTGTGGTGTGTGCTGTGTGTGTTTGGGTGTGTGTCTGTATGGGTGTGCCTGTGTATGGGTCTAGGCGTGAGGCGATGGTGAGTGCTTTGGTGCTGATGGTCTTGGCTTGCTGGGGGGTGTCGATGTTCTTGTTGCCTTTGAGGGCGTGTAGGGCTCCTAAGGCATATGAGGATCCGCTTCCTAGTGCGTAGATGCCTTGGTTGTCGGATGTCCAGGAGTAGTCGCCATCTATTACGTAGGTGGTGGCGTTGACTACTACAAGGATGGTGGAGCCTTGTTCAGCGATGTGTTCTTTGTCGTCGTTGTCGGGTGTTGCGTATCCGTGGGTCTCAAAGCATTCCCTTAGGCACGGTATGAACTTGGTGGTGATGAAGGCGTCTAGTTTGCGGCCCGTCATTGCTGGTGGGGGTGTGGGTGGTTGGAGGGCATGGTGGATGAGGTTGATGGCTCGGATGTCCCCTGCTGCTCCTAGTAGGTATTTGCCGTTCTGGGCTACTTTGCTGGTGGCTGCTGTGAGGGTGGTGTTCTGGAAGGCGTTGCCTGATCCGTCAAAGGATGAGACTCTAGAGTCGGTTGCCACCACTACCCAGTCTTCTCCTTGTATTGCAAGAATCGTTGTCACCAGTCGTCCTCCGATGGGTGGTCGTTGTTTGCCCAGTATTCAAGGTCGTCCAGCATGTCTTTGACCATGATCAGGTTCTTGGCTTTGTCGGTCTTGTCTCTCTTGTCTAAGCGATTGTTTGCGCGTCGTGCTTCTATGAGTGCCATAAGGGTTATGAGAGCTAAGAGAGCAACGACGGATATGGGTAACTTCATTCCGTTCCTCTCCATCCGTTCCTTTGCTCTACTTGGCGGAGTAGTTCTTTCCGTGCCACCGAGCGACGCCGTCTCTGATTGGGATCAGTTCTAGGTGGAAGTCGCCTTCGCCCGGTTCGTAATCCACTACAGCCATTCCTTGTTGCCAGTCTTCGTGGCGTACGAGTGGTCGGCCATCTAGGTCGGTTCCACCTTTGGTGGATGGTACGGCTCCGTCTACACGGGCGAGACATCCTGCTGATGCTGCAAGGATTGTCTTCGGCCCGTCATGATCGTCCCTTGTGCGTTCTGCCCATTCACGTCGGTGAATGTGTCCGTAAAGGACAGATGTCTTCTCGGTTCCGAGGTACTTATGAGCGGTTGAGCCTCCCGATGCGACTTTGTCTCCGTGGATGACTCGCAAACGGTTATTGATCCA